AACCCTGCTCAGAAGAGGAGTTACGATTACTTGCTTTCGCTTCGAGTGAAGCTAGTAAGGATTGCGGCAACCCGTGGAATTGACGAGATGTTGGCGTATGCGAAGAATTGGTCATTCCAAGCACGCGTCACGCTATTTACTAATAATTGCACCTTCGAGTGTCCTGGAATCCTGAACCGATGGATTAACCAGGAAAGTCTTGTTATGATTGGTAGGATCGGGCGTGCATTGCCTGAGGCTTCTGCCAGAAAGGCCGCCGATGAGTTACAAACTCATCGTGCGAGGCTTTCAACCCGTGGTGAAGTGGTAGAATTACAGAGCGTGTATAATGAAGTATATTGTTGGGCTAAGAATGTCGGCAGACGGGTGCATCCCATGCATCCCAAGCCGGTTTCCCAGGCCTCATCTTCATTCACGTCATCTATAATGAACGGAGGACAGGCTGCGGATCTCAAGCCACACCTCAAGTTCAGAATCTCTTCACACCGGCCGATATACAAGTCTTCAGATCGTTTCTACCAAGTGGAAACGCTCTGGAAGCAGATATCGGAGAAGCCAATGGATCTTGCACAACCGATGAGATGCAAGGCGCACCCGCTGCGTGAGCGTGGTGCTAAAGTTCGCGTCATCACTTCTATGGATACATTTGAAGTAATGCGTGCGCATGCATTGAGATTCACGTTTTGGCCTCTGCTCACGGCAGAGCGCCGCGTAGATCTAGATTCAGGTTCTGACCCAGTACTATCCCTGCCACAACTGCGGGCAGATGAACTGTACGTGAGTTCAGACCTGACGGCGGCTACAGATCTTCTTCCTTTTGACTCCATACGGCAAGTATGGACGGCACTCTTCGCTGGTCTACGAAGCGTAGGCTGGGGGCTAGATTACGATTTGCTTTGCGAGATCCTGGTTATCCACCAGGGATCTCACGTTGTCAGTTATCCAGACGGGGACATAGTGTCCGTTAGAGGAGCCTTAATGGGGCACCCCCTAACCTGGATGACTCTCAACTTTTTGCATATCGCAATCGCCCGCTGCACGCTAAGGGACTTCTGCGTAAGAGGCGACGACCTTGTGGGAATAGGTACTCAAGATCAAATCAATGAGTATTTCTTCTACCTCAAGTGTTGCGGTCTTGAAGTCAATCGGAAAAAGACCTTTATATCCAGAAAGGGAGCTTTC